CAATATGACCTATCATGGTGCCCGCCGGATCGGCTGGACGAATACCGCCACTTGCGCCGCGTGAAACGCATTCCAGCCCCGGAAGCGAAGCGGATGATTTTGGGTTAGGCATAGGAACTACCGCCCCCAAACCCGCACCATCGCGGCTTTGACCTGATCGCGCAAGGCATCCGGCACTTTGCCTAAAGCCGCACGGCGTTTTTCCAGTAATGGCATGGCGCAAATCTGGACCGCCGCTTCCCATATATAAAACCGTGCCCAGCTACGGATTGCGGGCGTCCCGGCGCTATCCCCTGCCATGTAGGCCGCTAGCTGCCCGCTAGGCCATAGGCCACGCGTAGCTGGTTCCGGGGCATCGAATAGGTTACCTTGCACGCCACACCTCAAACGCCCCCCATGCCGCCGCAGCGCCTAGCGCAACGCATACAAAACACCCGGCCTGTTGCGCTGCCAGCAAATACTCTTGTTGGCCTTCCTGCCATGCCGATTGCGTGTGATCTTGGCGCTTAAGCTCGCAGATAAATGCCGGGTTGCCCGGTATCACAATATCGCTTGCCCCGCGCGTCATGCCTTCGGCAGCATGTTTCATCACAGAACTGAATTGCCCCTTTTGCTTGAGCCCCTCGTTGCGCGGGTGCAACGCAATGCGCCCCCAAGTGACCGGGTATTCGCGCCGTACACGGCTAAAGAACGAGGCTTGCTCGACTTCCTCTTTCGGGCATTTGCCACGAAACGCGGTGTCACCATAGACGGGAATGGAAGGGGGCAGGATCATGCTGCGCGGCCTCTTGCTTCCGGCTCCACATCCGCCTCCCGGTCATAAGCCAAGATCCGGTAAAAACTTCCGCCTTCCTCTTTGCAATAACTGATCGTTGTGGGCTTGTGCGGCGCATCGCTGCCATGCCCGTCCCGCCCGTCATGCCCTGTTGCCCGTGCGAATGCCTGCCAGTCTCGCATCCCTTTGGTATGTGTAGCCTCAGGCAAATGCCAAGTGCTGAACTGGCGATAAGGTGTCACCCAATCGGCGCGGATTGTCCTGTTACCCTTGGGGCTTACACCTGGTCGAAACGTCACACCTAGCACTACGTCTGTCTGCGGGCGCGTAGGATCGCGCTTCAATGCTTTGAAGTCCGCAATCAGCTTGTCATTCGGGTCCACAATCTCGGCTTTGCAGACATAGCAATACCGCGCGGCAATGTCGTTTTTCTCGCTGCACTCGGGACAATCCTTGCCGGCCCAACGATAAGTGCAACGCTCATATTCGCCCTTAGGTCCGGCTTGCACCATGCCGAAACAGCGCCGCCCGAAATGCGCGGGCATAGGCCCGTATTCCGTCATGATGCGCTCGCCGAACACATCTTTGCAATACCCGGCTTCATCACGCTGATAATCGGCATAGACACCGTTCAAGCTGAACTCGTTGACGTGTGCGCATTGCGGGCACTTGGCCTCGATCTTTTCGCTGCCATCTGTCGCTTTGCCTGCCTTGATCCGGGGGTTGTAAATATCCCCGTCCGGAAAATGCCGCTCCACGTTGTCAGCGTAATCCAGCAACAGGCTATCGGTTTTGCCGGGGTGCAACCGCCATGCGCGGCCCAATATCTGTTGCAACAGCGCCGCGCTTTCGGTGTAACGCAGCAAAGCGATGACTTCGGTATGCGACACGTCAAAGCCTGTCGTCAGCGTGCCAACCGATACCAAGTGCCGAATATCCCCGGCGCGGTACATCGCAATCAACTTATCACGGCTGATCGTCCCGCCAGTGCCCAGCTTGCAATCATCGCCCGTCACAAGCCCGCTAGAGCCTTGCGGGAGGCTTGCCAGCACTTCCTCCGCATGGCGCACCGTGGCGGCAAAATACATAATCCCGCCCGCACGGTCCCGTGCCTTGTCGATCACGTCGGAAACAATGGCGGCAGTCTTGCGGCCATGCCCGACAAATGCGCGCTCTACCGTGTCCGGGTTCAGCGTGCCGTTCGGTAGCAGCGTAATGCCGCTGGTGTCATAGCCCTCGGCATTGATCGCGCCGATCACCATGGGCGTGATAAAGCCCTGATCCAGCATTTCGCGCGCGCTCACCCGGTAAACGCATTTCATGAAATACGGATCGCGCGTTTCATCCTCGCCGTTGACGCGGGCTCCTTCTCCGGGTTTCGCCCCCGGTATATCTGGCCCGACGCGGTAGACATAGCCGCTGCCCAGCCGAAACGGCGTGCCCGATAGCCCGATCACCCGCAAGTTAGGATTGGCCTCGCGCATGGCCTCGATAATGCTTTTGATTGTAGGGGTTATGCCGTGGCATTCGTCAATTACGACTGCGCAAAAGCCATCGCCGCCAGAATCGCCGCTTCCTCCCCGGCAAAACCGACTGATGGCGTTCTTGACCGTTAACGGCGTGCCAAACACGACAACGTGGCGCGTAGACTTTGCCCCGACGCTGGCGCTAAAGATCGAAGCGTATTCGCCGGTCAAAAGGTATTTTTCATGGTTTTGTTTGACCAGCTCGGCTGACGGCGCAAGACATAGCACCCGCTTGCCGCCGCTGATGTTGTGTAGCGCATTGGCTATGCGGGCGATCATAAAAGACTTGCCCGCAGCCGGGGCCGCGTCAATCAGGCAAGGGTCAACCGACCGTTTGAGCCATGACAGCGCGGCATCGCAGGCGCGTTCCTGATAAGGGCGAAGTTGCATGATGGGCTTACCGGACCTGCCAAAAGATGGAAGCCTTGCCCCGGTACGGATCAAGGTTCACACCCTTGCAATGGTCTTTGACCACCTTCGCATAGGCCACGGCCCCGGCGCGCTCGGTAAGCGTTAGTTTTCGGCCCGATAACAGCGCATTTTTCCCGCCCGCTGCCTTTACCATATCGGCCAGCAAGTCCTTCTTGCGCTCGCCTAGCCGGTCAAGGCTTTCGTTCAAATCATCCCATTCGGCAAGCATCTTGCGGGCGTCCGGCGTGTCGATCTCAACGCGCTTTGGCGCTCGGTGTTCGTCCGCATTGTTCGCCACCTCGTCCAGAAACTCGGCATGGAATTGCCGCAGCCGGGGCAAGTTTTCATCTATCCATGTTTGGTCAAACGGCACACGGTGCAGCATCGTGCCATGGCTTGACCATTGCCAGAAATGGCAGTGCGGGACTGGCCCGCCTGACCTGCCTGCCGCCAGCATCTGCACTTGCATCTGCGCATAATAATGCGGCTGTTCAGCGGGTGACTTGAATATGGGCCTAGGATCATTGCGCAGCCCGTAGGGGCACTTGATCTCGACTAAGCCCCCATCGCTCACAAAGCCGTCAGGGCTTGCACCCAGCCAATCCTCGTAAATCAAAAACGGCGCGCGGCGCACACGCAATTCGGTTTCCATCTGAAATTCAACCAACGCCCCGCTTTCGTGCATTGTGCCGTATTCGGTGGCGACGTTGCCGGTGAACTCGGTAGGCTCGCCTATCGCGGCGCGCACCATTGACCGCATGGCATCGGCGCGCGTCATGTAAGGCGATAGCCCCAAGATCGCACCAACAACAGAGCCTGTCACCCGGCCCTTGCGCGCCTCGAACCATGCGGGGGACAGTTGCTCGGGCGCGGGTGCGGGTTCAGACATAGCAGTTTCCTTATGTGGTGGGGTTGGCAGACTTTACCCGGTCTGCCAGCGGGGCAACGTAAAGTCAGAATGGCACGTCGTCGTCCAGATCATCAAACGCACCGCCGGTTGTAGCCGGAGCCGCCTTGCGCGGCGCTGCCTTTGCGGGTGCCGACGCCTTCACGTCAACGCCCTTGGATTTGGGGAGCACCGCCGAAATCCAGTTGCCCGAATTGGCGCTGCCATCGCTGCCCGTCATCTCCCAAACCATGCACTTGATAATCATCGGCTTGTTTGTGAGCGCCAGCGCCAAGGCGTCATCGTCCGGCTTCTTGGCCGTCCGCGCCAGCTTACCACCGCAATTGGCATCGATAGCCGCCAGCATCTTTTTGGCCTTGTCGCGCTTCTTGGCGGCTTTGTCGCTGTCCTTTGCGTTCGGGTCATCATCCGTCACCCAAAGTTTCTGGAACACTTTGCGGTTTGCGTATTCGGCGGGTTCCATCACGGTCCAACGCAGCGAAATGAACTCCGCGTCTTTGTCGCGCGTTTCGCTCCACTTGGCCTCGTCGATCAGCGCCGCGACGTTAGACCCATCGGGAATAGGGTCCAGTTTGCCGGTTTCCTGCTCGTATTCCTTGCTGGCGGTTTCGGCGGCGCTCTCGCCGTCGCTCAAGTTCCAAAATGACATTATGCGTCCTCCGCTTCGGGTTCATAATCTGCCGGGTCAACATCGGCGGTTTCGGGTTCGGCCTTGGCCTTGCTGGCCTTGGCAGTGTTGGCAGTGCTGGCCGGGGTGGCCGGGGTGGCCGGTTTTGATGGGACGGCGGGTTCAGGTTTCGGGGCCTTGATTCCCAGCGCCTCGGCAAACGGGTTGACACCGATGGCAAAATCAATCGGCTCGGTAATGCCGTAGCGGTTCTTGGAAACGCTTGCCGCCGTGGCGTAGCAGATGACTTCGCGGTCGCCGTTGCTGACAACCTTCTTGCGGTCGCCATCATCGCCCCGCAGCGCCCGCGTCAGGCGCACAAATGCCACCATGTCCACATCGTCCACATACGGCGGCAGGCTGTCCTTCATAAGCCGCAGCGAATAGCGCTGATAGTCGTCCACATCGGGCAGACGCATCGTTTCAATGTCGGCATGGCTGATGAACACGATAGCCATATCGCGCTTTTCATTGATGCGCCCGCACAGCTTGCGGACCCGCGCGTGTTGCGCCGCCACGTATTGCCGCCCAGCGCCGTATCCGCCCATCGCGGTGTTGAGCGTCTTGGCCTTGCCGTCCTTTTTGAGGCATTCGGCGGTAAACAATTCTTCAAGCCGCGAAACGCTGTCGATGATGAGCGTATTGTAGTCGTGTTCCTCTTGGCCCAGCCACATAAGCTGCGCCCATAGATCGTCCGGGGTGCGGATAAGCGGGAAGGCATCCGGGCGGCTGTGCTTGGGGATGGACTTGAGCCCATCTTCGGCGCGGATCACGACGGCGCGGGGGAATGTCGCGGCAAGGCTAGTCTTGCCTGTCCCGGCATCGCCGCAAATTGTGATGATAGGCGGGGCGTCCTCTGTCGCGGGACACGGCGCGGCGATAGCGTTCATAACGTACCTTTCATATTCGGCGCATTGGCCTCTGACCGGCAACGACGGTCGTTCAACGTTGCAAAGGGAGACTAGACAAGCGCTTGTCACTTTGCAATACCGAAAATGCAGTTTCGCATAAGGTAAACGAAAATGACCGAATATGAATGGATCAAGGCCGCGCTGCATGATCGGCGTGTGTCCGTAGTGGCTGACAAAACGGGGCTTTCGGAGCCGACTATCCGGGCCATAAGGGATAATCCGGACGCGAACCCCACGCTTGCCACGCTGCAAACGCTTGCCCTCTATTTGAAGGGTGATGGCGAATGACGGCCCTAGACCAACGCCAGCACGACTGGCAGGCCGTCAAGGCGCAATTCCCGATTGTGGACGTGATAGGCCGCGCCGTGCCGCTCAAGAAACATGGCCGCGAATATATCGGTTGCTGCCCCTTCCATGCGGAGAAAACGCCTAGCTTTACCGTGGTCCCTGAAAAGGAATTTTTCCATTGTTTCGGCTGCGGCTCACACGGCGATGTGGTGGATTTTGTCGCGCGGCATAACGGCACCGACACACCGGGCGCGCTTTCGATCCTGACCGGGGGCAACGCGCTCGAAATGTCCGAAAGCGCGCGCGCCGAACGCGGTGCCATCATGGCCCAGCGCGCCGAGGATGACCGCCGCCAAGCCGAGGCCGCTATTGCCAAGGCGAATGCGCGCTGGGAAAATGCGCTGCCATGCGAGGAACACCCGTACCTGGCACTAAAGCAAGTTGAGCCGCACGGCATTGCGCGGCTTGAAGGCGATAAGCTGATATTGCCGATCTACGGACCGGACAGCGAGCTTTGCAGCGTCCAGACGATCAATGATGACGGCAAGGTCAAGCGCTTTCAATGGCGCGCGCCAACCAAAGGCGGGCGGCTGAATATCGGCTTGCATATGGGCCGCACGATTGTCTGCGAGGGGTTTGCCACGGGGGCCAGCATTCACGAGGCGGTGGCAGACCAAGTTTGCGTCACCTTCTCAAAGGACAATATGGAATATGTCGCGCGCGGTCTTGCCGCCGATGGCGTGTCGATTGTGCTTGCCGCCGATTTGAACGCTGCCGACAAAATGACCGCGCTCGGCAAAGAACTTGATTGCCCGGTTGCGATCCCGCTTGACAAAGATTTTAACGACCAGGCCAAGGCTCAAGGCACCGCCAGCGTATCGGCGGCGTTCAACCTTGCTTTGCGGGCCTATGCCAGCGCCAAGAAGCGCAGCGATGAAGCCGCCAAGACAGAGGCGCAGCCGCTAGACTTGTGGGCACGCTATGCGCCGCCCGTACTGCCTACGGGGCTATTGCCGGATATCATCGAGCAATTCGCCATGACACGCGCCGAACAAATGGGCGTTGACCCCGGCGGGCTTGCCATGTCTGCCTTGACCGCTTGCGCGGCGGTGATCGATGACAGCATCCGGCTTAAGGTCAAGCAACACGAAAAATGGACCGAGAGCGCGCGTATTTGGACGATGCTGATAGGTGACCCGTCCTACAAGAAAAGCCCGATCATGCGCGCCGCAACCGGCAAGATCAAAGCGCTCGATGCCGCCATGCTCTATGCCGGAAACAAAGCCATGATGGATTGGCAGGAAGGTGGCGGCAACAAGTCCGGCCAGCCCATGCCGCAAGCGCCACGGCTGCGCGTCGAGGACATCACCATGGAGGCCGCGCAAGAGGTTTGCCGCCATAGCCCGGAGGGTATTCTTTGCCTTCAGGACGAACTGTCCGGCTGGTTCGGCGGCATTGAAAAATACAGCAGCGGCAAGGGCAGCGCAAAGGACCGCTCGTTTTGGCTTACCGCATTTGGCGGGGGGCAATATGCCGTCAACCGTGTAGGCCGGGGCAGCTATATTATCGAAAACCTTTCGGTGACGATTCTGGGCGGGGTGCAGCCGGACCCTATCCGGCGCATTGTCTCCGAAGCCACGGACGACGGCTTGATCCAGCGGTTTTTCCCGATCGTCCTACAGCCCGCCAGCGTCGGCAAGGATGAAGAGGTAGGAGATATAGCCTATCGATATGATGCTTTGGTAGAGCGCCTGCATGACTTGCGCGCGCCGGAAAATATCACCGGAAAAATGTCGCTGCAATTCGATGATGGCGCGCGCCGCATTCGCAACGAGCTTGAACGCAAGCATCACAAGCTAGTGACGGCGACCGAGGGCTTCAACAAAAAGCTGGCCGCGCATATCGGCAAGTTTGACGGCCTGTTCCCGCGTCTGTGCATTATCTGGCATTGCATTGAATATGTGGTGGGCCATGGGGGTGCGGCATGTTCCGGGGGCTCCGAATACGTGGTGGGGGATACCCTCCCCATATTCATCACGGAAGCCCTAGCGGCGCGTGTGAGCGCGTTTCTGTCCGGATACCTTATGCGCCACAGCCTTGCGTTCTATGCGGGCATTGTAGGCCTTGCGGACGACCATGACGCATTGCAGGACGTGGCCGGGTATATCCTCGCCAACAGGCTCGATGCCGTCACCATGCGCACCCTTAGCCGGGGCTCGCGCGCCATGCGCAAGATTACCCGCGATGACGGCGCGCGGATGTTCGAGCAACTCGAAGCGATGGGCTGGCTGGAGCAAATGCACAAACGCAGCGACGCACCTAGCTGGAAGGTTAACCCGGACGTGCATGTCATGTTCGAAGCCAAGGCTGAGGAAGAGCGCTTGAAACGCAACGACGCCCGCCAAGCTATCTTGGGGATGATGGGAGAGGACTAACCCATAGTCCGGCGATGGCCGCGTTTTGCGCGCGCAAGGGACAGTCGGTGACAGACATGCTGCCAACATAGCCTAGACTGTCACCAAGTGTCCCTTGTGCAGGAAAGATATAATTATTCTTTCTTTCTTTATATATTTTTCTCTCCGCGCGCCCGCGATAAGGGGCAGTTGGTGACAGTCGAGAAAATGGCGACGTGGTGGCAATTCGTAAGGCGGGGTGAAATAAGCTATTGCCAAGCGCAACGCCCTCGCATATAAGGGGGCATCAAACAGGCAATGCCTACCAAGGGGAATGATGATGAGCATCACTGCACAAGACTACGCAAATCGTTACCGGGCTGCATTTGAAACCGGCACCCTCACGCAAGGTGAGTGGCACGTTGAACGCGATGGGCGGCAACTAGCCTGCGCTCTTGGTGTGATCGGTGATGATGTAGACGGCCCGTCAAAGTGCCCTGCGCAAATTATGCCGCGATGGATGGCGGGGATGGTCCCGGCGTTTTTCGATAAACAAGAACAAACCGCAGCTTTTGCATGGGGGCTGGATTTCACCGCCGAATTGGCGCGGATCAATGGCAATGTGCCATTTAGCGTGGTGCATGACTGGCACGCGAATATTGTTTGCCCGCTTGGCATTGAGGCGGCTAAAAAGCGTGGTCGTGACATTGAACCGCACAAGGCATTGCAGGCGATGCATCTGCGCGCGCTTGCTGGCGACAAGATCAGCGCGGATGAGTGGCGTCCTGTTTTGAAGGACGCCAATGCCAACGCCGACGCCGACGCCGACGCCGACGCCTACGCCGACGCCTACGCCTACGCCAACGCCTACGCCTACGCCGACGCCTACGCCTACGCCGACGCCTACGCCTACGCCGACGCCTACGCCGAACGGCAAGAGGCATGGAACCGCCTTGCGGTAGGTATGACGGAATGCCTTAAGCGAGTGCCATCGGCATGACCCCCGCCACATTCAACCGCATCCGCGCCGACCATGGCCTGTCCATTGCCGCGACAGCACGCCTGCTACGCATCGGCGACAGGTCCACAATTCACCGCTGGTCCAAAGGCGACCGCGCCATATCGGGCCCCGCAAGCCTGGTGATGGATATGCTCGACAAGGGCGAACTACCGGATAGGGTTAGGGTGTGACCTACAAACCCCACAACCGGAACGAGCCCACGCGAGGGGTTCCCAAAGCAACCGCGCACTGGTTTGATG